TCAGTGCGGCGGGCGACTTCAAACATGATTCGCGGACCTTTGAAGTGCTTGCCAAGCAAGCGGGCCTTTGTTCCCTCGAACAAGGCCTCGATGCGATCCAAGATCAAATCCCGCTGCTGATTGGAGAGCTTCATGCTACTCCTTTTTGTTTTTCAGAGATGCGGCGATGTCGTTGACGGTTTTTTGAGATTCTTTCTTCCAGTTTTTCATATGGATGTCGACAAGCTCTTGGTGACGCTTGAGAAGTTTCTTTGCAATCATGTCGTGATTGTTTTTGATTGTCTTCTCAAGGACCGAGTAGTTGATCGCAGCCCACTGATTATTCTTGGCACCGATCTCTTTCACTTGGTCGATTGCTTTTTCAGCTTTCGACGTCTGCTCAGGAGGCGGATTGGAGTCACCCGATTGTGGGTTACCTTCGCCTGAGTCACCCGATTGTGGATTACCCTGTCCGTCGTCTCCTCCGCCCTCTTCACCTTCCTGTCCAGGAGGGATCGGATTGCCTTGGCCGTCGGTTTGGATGCCTTGAGCTGCCATAGCTTGTTGTTGCATCATTTGCTGAGCTTGCATTGACTGTTGCATTGCGAGCTGAGCTTTTTGAAGCACCATTTGTTGCTGTTGGAAATAGAACGGATCGCGGACGTACTGCCAGCGAGGATCTTGTGCTGCGCCCTTCTGCTTGAAGAAGTTTTCCAAGATCACACCGACGGGAATGTATTTGTCGAGCAATGCTTGGAATTGCGGATTCAACGGAAAGTCACCGCCCATTTCAACGGGAACAGGATTCTTCTCAACCTGTTGCATGACTTCGTTGTAGTTCATGTGAACAGCCATATCCTGTTGGAGTCTGGTGTTCTCTTTCTCGGGCGAATCTTTTTCAAGACCGGCGAGAACGATCTGGTGAGTCTTCGCAAGTTCTGCGTCGACTTCTGGCAAGATGTGCGTATTCAGGAAATCTTGCATGTCGTGAAGAAGCGGGCGTAATCCCACATCGCGAGCTGCAGTCAATTTCCATTCGTTGTCGGACTCAGAGAGAGCTTGCGTATTCGTTCCACGTGCCAAATGAGCGTAGCCAGGCAATTCTTCAGGCGACATTTGGAATGCCGACAGAATCACACGAGCGTTGTTGTCCATGAGGTATTGGAACTCTGCATCGCGACCTGAGATGTCGATGGATTGCCAAGTGAGTTCGTCTTCTGCTCCGATACCGAACACCGGCATGCGCCAGCTGTTTTGCACAGAGTTGATCGACTGGTGGAACTGGAGGCGAATGCGCTGAGCTGCCGCTTCATCGACGGACTCAGACTTGAACACCAACATGCCCTTCGCTGCTCGTCCGTGTTGGAAGAACAGTTTGTTGTGCATCGTGATGTTGATGTGGGTCGTGATCGCATTCAACGCTTGGTCGATAGGAGTCAGCGGATAACCGTTATACTCAATATTCGTAGCCGGATACAAATTGTAAACGACTAGCTCTTCTTCGGTGAAAGCTTGGCGGGGTTTGCCTTCGATGACCTGAACGTAGCGATATTCGTCGCGCTTGTATTTCTCGACGTCGATCTTTTTGTTCTTGAGCTGTTGCAACTGGCGAATAGCTTCAGCACGCAGAGATTGGTCTTTCTCTTTCTGCGGCAAAATCTTGTACATCGTACCAGCGTCAGATGCACGCCATGCGTACAATTCACGTTTGGAAGTTTTGGGATTGGTCCACCAAATACGTTCACACGCCAACCGGCCATACGAGAGGCCGTCGCGAGTTGCGAGCTTCAAGAATTGTGAGAGATTGACCTGATCTAATTCGTCGTCCAATGTACCGCGACCGCATTGCCACATGATCTTCTTAGCGCGGTCGATGCGCTGTTGCAGCTCTTCTTGCTCTTTCTCGTTGCGCTTGGAGTTTTTGTCCATGTCCTGGAACTCGAAACCGACTGAGAAACGGTCAGTGCGTGGACGACCGAACGATGAGATGTGATTGGAACGAGCTTGCAAAATTTCATTGACGAGTTCGTCGCCGGATGGTCCGCAGATTTTTTTGATCACGAAGTCTGGAGTCAAGTTTGACTTCAGGCGGTAGAAGCCCATGTTGCCGGTGTAGTTGGCTTGCGGGTCAACCTCGAAGGACATACGCTCGATTTGCGCAGCCTGCATCGTGTTCTGAGCTTTGATGGATTTTACGATTGCGCCGAGAACAGATTCTTCTTGAGGAGCATCTTTCTTGTCGGCGTTGGCCTGCTCACGTTGGGCAGACTCCTTCTTCAATAACGCAAAAGCATTCGGATCGAGAGCGATGATCTCTTGCTTGGGAATGAAGGGTCGTTTCGTCTTCTTCGTGTCAGCCATTTGATTCCTTATTCAACAGTGAAGAAACTCATCCTGCACGTGTTGATCGACATATTCACTACAGTGCAGCTATAGGCTTCACCAGTTTTGGTCATAAAGCCCTTGGTCTTCTTGCAATCGTCAGTTCCAACATCCATCGGTGTGATTTGGTTGGTCGTGTCGGTTGCGCCATTGAACTGCACTGCGACTTGCTGGTCAACTTCGATGTGAACTAGTTTCTTGACGCCCGTGTAAACCACGATGCTGCCAGGAATGTACGTGAGAGCATCTTCTTGCGGGATAGGCTGTGTCGACACGAAGTCAATCGTGGTCGGCGTCGAAGCCTGCACGCAATACGTGCGCTGGGTCACGGGACTGAAGGTGTTCGAGATTTGGAACATCATGCCTGGGCGGATGCCGTCGTCGGCGAAGAATTCCACGTCGTTGGTCACTGCGGTCGCGGGCGTCTCGGCAACTGCCGCGAACGACATGTTGTTTGGACGCACTGCGCTAACTACGACGCCTGATACTCCAATTACCTTCCAAAGACCTGAATTAATTGGATTAAATGCGTATGGAGCCGTGTCGTATCCGAGTTGGCCGTTGATGCGCATCAAGTCGCCGACCTGCACCGAAGAGATGGTTGCGGCGGTGAACGTGAATGTGGCGAGCGAGTTGTTATTGATCGCCACGGTGCAATTGACGATGCCCGACACAGCGCGAGCTGTGCGAAACGCGCCCGCGCCCGAGTTGAGTGTAAGCCTGTAGACTGACGCGGCGGGTCCGACCGGATCAATGCTCACATTGCTGGTGCCGTCGAGTCCGCTCGGGATGACGTTGGCGAAAAGCGTGAAAGATTGGCCAGGAGCTAGGTCCTGGGCATTGCCGTATGGGTTTTTAACCGCGAGAGATTCCATGCGAACGCGATTGTCGATTGCGCGTTGATGCGGATTGTCTGTGACTACCCCGTCTCCATAACACAATAAGTGGTCGATAATATTCAGGATATAGTCATTCATCGGGTTTCACCTCTGCGATTAAAATGGGCGCACGCATATGTTAGATTAGGTTTCATCTTCTTCCTTTCCGTCGTCGCCGCCGAAATCCCAGACTACGTTTTTGTCGAATGTCCGACCAGAGGATTCAATAGGTTTTTCGCCTATTTGATTGCGATGCTTCTGCGTCTGCCAATCTTGGAATGCATGCTCAACCGTAGGCACTTTTTTGAACACGCCTGCGTCCAATCCTTGCATGAAGGAAGGGGAGGCGACTACGCCACGCGGCTTGAATAGATTTTGGCCCTGGTACCGCAAGGTATCCGCGACGTCAGCGATGTCAGAGTCATCTGGCTCATTGGTCAAATTTCCGAGTGAGTCGAGCATGAAGCAATGTTCTGCGAAAACTTTTAGGATGATGTCAGTCCGGTCATACTTGATAACCTTGAGCTTGCGAGCGCCTTTGCCGTTTAGAATTTGGCCGCGAACGGATTCGATGCCGCCCATCACGTCTTTGGTAAATTTTGCGCAAGGCATTCCATTCTTCTTGAAGGCTTTGATGAACATCGGAGCCGAGTCATCCGCGAACCAGCGGGCAGGCTTGTATGTGTCGCGAACTGTCATGGCAAGCGACATCATCTGCTCGAACTCTAAACCCGAGACTGAGTATGCGTCGACTAACCACCATTCTTTGTTCGCCATCAGTGCGCTGACTGTGATTGCGAATGCGTGTGTCGATCCCCAATCCACTCCGCAATAGAAGCGAACGCCCTTCTTGAGCATCTGGTCAATCAGGTTGGGAACGTGTACGCGCTTAGGAGCTGGCGTGCCGGTGAATGATTCCCAGGCCTGCTCAGGCGTGAGTGTGTTTCCGGTGCCGTCTGCTTTGTCTAAGAAGCGCGGGTACACCATACCGGCAGAGCTTGGCTTCCAGCACATGAGCTGGGCTTCGGCGAGATCGGCGTCGGTCTTTGCAAATTCTGAGATAGTGAATTCGATTGGCTTCCAGAGTCCGCCAGTGTCAGTTTCTTTGCGGGCCGCGAGTCTGCCGCGACATACCGGCAACAGCGGGCATTTTGCACAACCAGCCATTGCCTCTATTTGGTCATACTCTTCGCGCTCTTTGTCGATGAGCACTTCATACTCTGCTGGCGAAATAGTTTTGAGAGGCAGCTTCTTGTTGACGTATACCAACTGTTTGGGCTCGTCGGGCAAGTGGCGATCTGGTTTGCACTTCTCTGTGATGTCGATGATGTTCCAGCGGTAGACTCGCCAACCGGACTTCTGCGCTTTTTCCATTTCCTTCGTGAACAGTCCTCCTGGAAACTTCAACGTAGAGGTTTTGACTGTAAGCGGATGCTGACCGTCAAAAACTCCAGGAATAAATTGGGCTTCCTTGTAGGCACGAATCTGTTCTTTGGAACGAATGGTGTCAATTTCGTCGATAGTGAAGATGCTCGTGTGAGAAGAGTTCGCGCCCGAGACTGAGCAAACGATGATCTTCATGTACGCGACTTTGCCGTTGGCCAGCTTAAGGCTGACTTCTTTGGCATTCTTGGAATCAAGTTCGATGTTGTGGTAGGCAAGATAAGGTTGAATCCGCTGAATCCACATTTCAATGTAAGTTTGAGCGGCAGTTGCCTGCGGAACGATTGCGGCCATGTGCGCGATTGATGCGCCGAACTGGACCATCATAATGATCGCGAATACAGACTGCGATAGTGTCTTGTACGACTCCCGCGAGGAGATAATGATCGTTGATGGCGAAGTGTGGCCCATATTAGCTTCGTAAAGCTTATAGGTGTCGAACATCCAGTGGATCGGGCTTGAGTTGCTGTCAGGGTCAACCCACGAGTCTGGAAAATCGAAGTCTAAAAAGTTATGAATCCATTCCTTCAAATGCTTTGGGCTCGTAAATTTTACGAGGAAAGTCTTTGCGAGAGCTGGATCAATAGCCTGCGGACTGTTCACGCTCCTCCTGGGTCATACGGCGGAGACGGGCATCGACCAAATCTATTTCACTCAAAGTTTCTAAGGTCATGTTATTGCCGGTTACTAGTAAAATTGAATGTTCTTTGCCGTGGCCGCGCATCCAATCGCGAATCTGATTGAAGACGTCGTGGCGGAGCATGCGGTCGTCGGCGACTTTAATCCAAATAATTTCGCCCATCTTGTCGAATGGCAAAAGTTCAAGGCTTGAGCGAACGTCCAAGCTGGTACTGCGATCAAGGCGCTTGATAGTGTCTTCGTGTCCCTTAATGATCTTGTTTTTCTCGTCGATCTTTTCCATTAGGAAGTCGACGTGCTCTTTCATGCCGGTTAACATGTTCTCGGCTTTCTTGAGAACTGAGTCCTTGGCATTCTCAAGGAAGAGAACGCGGCACAGGACATCGAATACCCACAGTCGGATCATCAGAAATCTAAGTAACAGGTTTTGGATCATCTGGTTTCTTCCTTTTGGCTGCGGACATAATTTCCAGGATTTTTGCTGCATCGTCTGGAGAGAGATCGCCGGAGCCGGTTATGTTCAAGTTCAGATTCTTGGTCTCGGTCGTGCTGACCTTGACTTTTGAAACGCGGTCTTGGCCAGTAATTTTGAGAAGACCTTCCGTGATCTTCAGCAAACTTTGTAACGATTCAATGTTCAGTGCGCCGTCAAGGTCTTTCTCGTCGCCGGACTGAATGTATTTCTTGAGCTTGTCGCTGTGCTGTTTATTGGCTGCGACGAGCATGTTCGACATAAGTTCTGTAGTCTGGAGCTGGGCATTACGCGCCTGGTCAACAACGCGGTCCTGGAGATCCATTGAGTACTTGTCGCGGCGCTCGGACCACTTGTAGCGAACCTGCGCATCGAGAATCTGACCGATCTTGAACGGTTTATTCAGGCGCTGAATTTCATGCGCATCGGAGCCGTTCAAAAATAATTGCAAGAATTTTGCAGCTGCGTCTGGCGCGAGTGGCAGTCCGCCGCTGGCCGCGTACTCCGTCAGGATGATTACGTCTTCTGGCGGCAGCTCAGACTTGGCCAGGGCCACGTATTCGTCATTGCGGTAAAGTGCGAGACTTTTTTCTTCCATCCCTCATAATACAACAATTACGTCGCAAGGGAGTCAAAGACCTTCTTGTTATTGATTTTTATGACAACATGCGTCTCATTCCAAAGAATGTTTTTGACCCACTTGTCGATATTCTCGAATAGGAGGCGACGAGCTTTGGTTGGCCGGTTCGCATTGGATTCGCAAACGAACATGACCATTTTCTTTTCAACGTCCACTCGGGCTTCAGACTTGAACACACCAGGAATGAGGGTCGGCCACATCTTGAGTTGAAGAGCCTGCGCATCGTGGATTGCTCCGGTGCGCAGCGTCATTGCTTTCAAAAGCTGGAGCTGTTGTTCTGGGGTCGTAGCCTTGACTTCGCTCATTGGACACCGTGCTTTAAGGATGCGCATGCGTTCAATGCTTTTTGCATGATATCTTTTTGAAGATCCAACGGTACGCCGTTCAGTTCAAAATACTCGCGGGCAAATTTTTGGAACGATGTAGGGATACCTTCCGACTCTTTGAGTTTGAAGGTCCGGTTATCTTCGGTGTATACCGACCGTTCGTGAACGGCGGGCGGCAGCATTTTAGCAACCTTCTTTACGAATTCGCGGGAGCCGTGGATGTCCACGTAGATTTTACCAGAGTCAGGTATAGCTTCAACTTCAGCTTGGTTGTAAGTCTTTTCGTCGATGACGATTTTGCGAAAAGGCTCAGCGACTTCGGCTGGAGTCGCAACGAAATTAAGCAAGCCAGTTTCAAAGTCGATAACGTGAATGCCTTTAACTTCGCCGATATCTGATCGTGTCGACGGCCTGGGCGTGCCAACGCAAGTGACAGACCCGAACTCTTGCCGCTTGTGAATGTGTCCGGTGATAAAGCGAAGGTCTTTAGGATATCTTTTGAGATCGAATCCATGTGGAGCATAAGTTCCGTTTTCGTACATAGATCCCTCGAACTCTGCATGACATAGGATGGTTCTTGCGCCTCGCTCATAAGCCTCCATTACGACTTTGAAAAACTTTTCTTCATCACGAATGAATCCCATCGCACAGGTATTTTTGCTGACGAAGATCGGTTTGGTTCCATATGCCAGGACGGTCCGTACATCGTAGACCGACATGGTTGATGCGGATTCTTCTTGGTTCATATCGTGATTGCCGACTTCGGACAAGCTCTCGAAGCCTGCCGCTGTGATGTAGTCAAATGCCCACATCCAGAATTCCAAGACTTCGGCGCGTATTAATGCAAAGTCGTTGCTTTGGTCGCCGGTAAAAATGATCAACGGGCGGAAGCCAGTTGCTTGCGCCATGATTTGTTTGGCACCAGCCACGACCCACTCGATGATGCGCTTGGCTTCGGGTATGCTCGCCTTGTCGACGTGCATGTCTCCGACTAAAATTGCGCCTCGTTGATATTCACTAAGCTTGCGGGACATTTGTTGCCTTGGGCTTTACTTGCTTGTAACCAATCACGAGTGCTTCAGGGCACAGCGCGAATTGAAGCCCGTCAGGTTGAACGAAAAGTTGTTTCGCCCACGCTGCGAGAGCTGAGTCACCGGCAACCATGATGATGTCGCCTGGGTTGAGTCGAATGCCGTCGAGATCGTATGACAGCACAAGCTCTGTTTCTACCAATGCGGTGCGTTGAGAAATCCTAGCGATGCCGCCTTGAAGTTCTGCTTCGAGCTTGCGGTGGACGGGCGGTTTGCAGCCCAAGTAGCCTTTGCGTGTTGCGATCATAAATTCTCCTTGCCGGAATATCTCTCATTCCAGCGGTATTGTCAATCCTCTTTCAAGATGCCGTATATCTCGCCGCTTTTCATCAACAAGACTTTCTTTTCGATGATCTTCAGTTTGCCGAGTTGAACCAGCAACTTATTGTTGATTTCAGCGTTTTCGATGTCTTCGCCCATATCCGACTGATCGGCCAGAGAGTCTCCAACGGTTCCGAAACTATCGCCCGATGACGATGAGATCGGAGCTGACATAGATTCGACTTGGTTGGCGGCGGCCTCAATCATCTCAATGTCGGCAGCGGTGGTCTCCGAGAAGCTTTCGTTCACGAAGGCGGTCAAGTCTTTGCCGGAAATATCATCATTCTTTTGTTTGGCTTTGCGGGCGCGGTACAGAATGCGGCGATCTTTGGGCGGGAGCTTGACGAGAGTTGAACTCAAGTCCTCAGACATGTTGAGGGTCATGCGACCAATCGCGGTGGTTCTGAACACTGTCTTATATGGTGGAACGAATTTGTCGATAGCTTCGATCAAGCCCTTGCTCGCGTCCTGAATGAAGTCCATGTACTGGAGATGAGCGGACGGGACCTGTTTCTTGAACAAGGCCACGCGGTTGCACGCCAGCGGGAGGTTGTTCTCGCACAGGAGTTTCCGAATGTCCGAAACCTTTTCGAGAAGCGTGTTAAGCTTGCGTTTGTTTGGCCCGCGATAATTGTCCATGGCCCAGCGCATGAACAGGTAGTTCACGCGGAACTTGTGAAGTTTTTTAGAAATCTTTAGCTTTGAAGCGTTGGGTTCCTTGGCGATCTTCTCTTCAGCTTCCTTCAAGATCGGGAACATCTTGTCGGAGAAAGTGTCTTGACGTTCGCGGAAGTAGGGTCGGATGGATAGCTTGTTTTCTTTGCCGCCGTCGCTCTTGTCTGCCAAGATGAAGTTCATAAACTTTTCGTAAACGATTGCGCCGTGCTCATTCATCAGAATGACGGTCTTCCATTCGCGCTCAAGCTTGAATAAGTTGTTAAGCAAATCACGCTGGGAATGGCCGTTGGCAACGTCATTCTCCTGCAGAACCAGATTCATTTCTGAGATGAACTGGGAATAATTTGCGTCTCTCTGTTTTATTTCACTCATGCGGCTATGATTTGAACATCTCCCATTTCGGTCATATAGTCTATGCGAACATCTGCGTGGCGCTCCATCGAGGGAGAGCCCATTACTTTAAAATCAACTACGATCAAGTCGTTTTTGTCGTCAGTCACGCGAGTGCCGCGACCGATTGCTTGTTTGAACTGAACTTCAGACATTCCGCCCTGTAGATAAATGATGCAGGAGCATCTGGGTAAATCTACGCCAGTTGCAATTGCGGAGGTGCCTATGATAAGATCGTTCTGACCGGCGTTGAATCTAGCGATTGCGCCTTGAGTGTCAGACTCCCAAAATTGTTTGGGCAAAAGATTCTGAAGAGTTTCGTTACCGGCCTTGTCTTTGCGAGACGTCGAACCGCCGTGTACGAACTCGAACGGTATCGTGATATATTTCATCAGGGCCAAGAATTGGTGGAACTCGTCGATGATAATCACCGTCGGGCGCTTGGCCAATGTCACTGCCTTGCATGCGAACTCACCTGCAATTCTATTCACGTTCGGATTGAGGTATAGTTGGCGGCGTGTTTCTTTATTGATGTCGCGCTCTGCCGTCATACCAAAAGCCGGTACTTGAAAAACTTTGAAGTAAGGTCGTGAGAGGAATCCTTGGTCGACTAGCTCGCGGAAAGTTTTGCGATAAATTGTTGGCCCGATCAATCCGCGAAGGAGAAGGCCTGAGCCATCTCCGCGCATTTGAGTCGCCGAGATATGAAAGCGGTTTTGCACATCGCGGAGCAATCCCATCTCAATATGCTCAAAAGTTCCGGCTGCAGTCGTATGGCTTTCATCCCACTCGAACTGTTTTGTTTGGCTAAAAAATTTCCAAGCGTCGGTGCCTGGTTCGATTTTAGTCAGAGATTGGCCGGTTGCTATCGTGAAAAGTTTACCGACATCTTTAGAGCCATCGCCGTATTTACCCACATAGCGCGATCCGAACATGCTTGATATTTCAGTGTGAAGCTGTGTCGTGATATTTGCGCTAGGGGTAATGACAATGGATTGAACTGGGTTTCGATGTAAAATTTCTTCGATGATTCGCGACTTGCCGGAGCCGGTCGGGAGTTCAATCGAGAGCGGGCCTTCCTGCGCGTGAGAGAGAAGGGCGGTGACGGCCTCTTCTTGGTAATAACGAATCGGATGTTTTGGCGGAGTTTGCCAAGGAATCAAATGCTTTGGCTCGGGCGATTTCATTCCGGTAGAATTGAACGCCCAACCAAATTCGTCTTTCAGTTCCGGCCAAAGTCCGGCGTATGTATAGGGCCGACCCTGCGCGTCATACTTCAGCAGGCATTTCTTCTCGATGGCTTTGAGTTCGGCGAGTCGGGCCGCGTGCCCGTCGGGGTCGCTCCGCTGCCAATGCCATTTATCCTTCACTTGCTTGATTTGATATTTCACGCTTTGATCGGTGAAAGTCAGAAATTTCTGTACTTTTTCCGAGTCGTCTGGCAGAAGTATCGTGGAAGGTGTGGTGAGAATCATGTCCATGGCACATAATACAACGAAATCTAATTTTTCCCTCTGGACGCTATTCATAGGGATTTTGTTGTATCATCTTGTCGTAGAACCAGACCGGCCTCCGCGCCTGTCGCGGGAATCTTTTGTCCATTCGGTAAGGAGTGTCGCCAACGTGAGCATTAACAAGAATAAGTTAATAGAATCAATAACTTCCAGAGGCGACTTCACAATCGTTCCGAATGAATTATGGTCCTTGAATATAACGCATAAGGCCAAGATCGTTTACGTGTTCATTTTGATGCAGTCTCAAAAATGGGAACCCAGCATACGCTGTATTGCAGCTGGCGTGAATTATGGCAATGACGCGGTGTTACAAGCAATAAAAGAGTTGCAACGTGTCAAAATGATCGAGATAATGCCTCGTGGACCTGGACTTAGAAACGAGTATTTTTTGACTTCGATTAAGGAATGGGACTTTTCAGAGGTGTACGGAAATGTCGAACAGTAGTGTACGGAATTTCCGAACGGTAGTGTACGGTTTTTCCGAACGGTGGTGTACGGAATTTCCGAACATATATAATAAGAATCCAAGAAGAACCCAAAAAGAATCTAAGAAGGGATTTTTCTTAAGAGAGAAAACGGGGACGAATGGCTTCTGATCAAATCAACCTAAAAGTTGACACCCTTAGCGATGACGCTGAGCATCAGGTTATTGGCTTGCTCATGGCTGAGCCTCGTTTCGCTAAAAGTGTTTTGCAGGGTCAGCACGAGCTGAACAATATCAAACTCGAACACCTCTTCAAGTATTTCAAAGAAGGCTTCAAAGTTTCCAAAGGCAAGAAACACATCACTTCCGCTCACATGCTTTATCTTATCCACCGCGATTTCCAGCATGACGTTCAGCGCGATAAGGACTACTGTGCCCTTCTTGCGCTTTGCGTTGAAATGGCCATCGGCGTCGACTCCGACCAAGTTTACAATGACATGCAAGAAGTTGCCCGCAACAAAAGCCAGATGAAAAAGAGCTATGAGCTTGCGATGCAATTTGACCCCGAGCATAATCCCCGCGTTAAACAATCCGGCCCTGAGTTCAATGCTAAGATTGCCGAACTTGCTCAAGCCGTGCTCGACACCACGAAACCAATGCAAGAAGGCGCTCCGTCGCCCGAAGAGACCAAAGCACTTTTGCTTAAGCAGGCCGCTGCGTGGGAAGAAGCTGTCAAACATCGCGTGCCTTTGATCGACCCAGCCGTCACTTTCATGCTGACACCTGGAATAACTTTGATCGGCGGTCAAACGAAGTCTGGTAAATCTACGTTCCTTGCGAACTTGGTTCCGGCCATACTGGATGCTCGACCTGACAAGAAAATTTTGGTCATCACTTGCGAAGACAATCTTGATCTGGTTCTCAGCCGTATCGCATGCGTAATGCACGAAACTCCGCTTAAGACATACCGTGAGCAAAAAGAACACATGCCGAAGGATCTGGTTGCCAAAATCGACCAGACCAAACTCGAACTGTGCGAACGAATTGTGGTTGCATCTGAAGGTACCACTCAAGTTGAGACCACTCAAAAGATTCTAGATGATGCGAAGGTTGAAGATTACGCAGCGGTCCTTCTCGACTACTATCAGGTCGTGAATACGTCTCGCTACAGTAAGAGCTTGGGCTACGTCGAAATTTTGAAGCAGCTCGGTTTGTGGCTCAAAGAATATTCACAGAACATCCAGTTCCCGCTGATCATGTTCGTGATGCTCAAGAACAATGACGAGAACGAAAAGGTTCCGTTCGCGCTCCGCGTCCAGATGGATACCCACATCGCGAACCACGCCCACGTGTCCTTGGAAATTCACAAGAACGATGGCGGCGGAAATCCTCGTGATGCATACACTGAGATTAGTTGCGAACTTTCCCGTCACTCGGACCCACTCGGCCCAATCGCCAAGTTCAAATTTGAAGGTGGTAAGCTGAAGTTGATGAAAGAAAGTTCCACGCTGGCTGGTCATCTTCAAGGCGCTCCGCCTCCTTCCCAGGCCGAACTTAAAAAACAGGGCGACGCCCTTATTGCAGCCGCCGAAGCAAAACCACAGAGTCCTATCCAGTAATCGTGGTATTATGCTTCATCGGAGGTTCTGATGTCACTTTTTCAAGTCGGTAAGCCAAAGTCTGCGGCCAAAGTTATGGTCCCATCGAGCGATAAGCTCACGAAATCAGTGGTGGATACTCTAGACCACATGTCGGCGATGGCCGGTCGAACTCTAGGCCCAGGCGGTCGACAAGTTGCGATTGAGCGTCCCGAGATGAATATGAAGCCGATCATCACGAAAGATGGTGTGACGGTCATAAAAAGTTTGGGTTACGACAACGCAACGCAACAATTAATTTTAGAAACCGCCCGCGACGCCGCGATCAGAACCGCGAACGAAGCTGGAGACGGTACTACGACCGCTACGGTCCTCTCCAGTGCGATTTGCCGAGCAACTGCTGATGCAGTGAGGCTCAATCCGAAAATGAGCCCGCAGCGCATTGTCCGCGAAATGCAACGCATTGTGCCAGCACTCGTCGACAAGATCGAAGATTGCCGCATCGTGATAAATGCTGAAAACTATGACGCGACGCTCCTAAAGGTTGCAGCGCTGTCGGCCAACGGCGATGAGCCAATGGCCCAAAAGATTCTCGAAGGTTTGGATCTCGTCGGCGAAGAAGGCGATATGACCATCATCGAGAAAGACGTCGGCGGTGGAAAGTCTCGCTACGAAGTTGAGAAGATCAACGGCTATACGCTTGATCGCGGATACGAAGAGTCTTGCCGCACCTACGCGCAGGGTTTCATCAACGACCGCTCCGGCACGCAAGTGGTTCTAGAAGATCCCATCTTCTTGATCTATGACGGCGTGGTGAATGATTTCGGCCAAATCTTTGAATCTTGCCAGAAACTTTATGCGGCTATGAAAGAAGCCAATCGCCCGAACAAAAACGTCGTGCTTGTCGCACACGGATTCTCGGATATGGCTCTCGGCGATTTCCACGTAAACTGGAATCACGAGAAAGCTGTGATGAAAATCTTCCCGCTGGCTTCTCCCGAAAAGGCGATTATGAACTGGCGCACGCAGATCCTCTTCGATTTGCAGGCGTACACCGGCACGCCCGTGTTCAATCCGGTTGATCGTCCGATGATCGACATGAATCCTGTAGCGTTAATGGAGTGCTCTCGCGTCAAGCGTTTCGAGTGCTCCCGCTTCAAGGCAATGATCTTTGCCAAAGAAGATGCCGACGCAATCTCCATTCGCGTTGATGAATTGAAAGAAGCTAAAAAGAATCCTGAGTCGGATTACGAGCTGAATGACTTGAACGTGCGTATCGGAAAGTTGACTTCCGGCATTGTGCGCTTCAATATCTACGGCGCGTCTTCCGGCGAAACCCGAGAAAAACGCGACCGAGCAGAAGATGCTTGGATGGCCATAAAGGGCGCAATCCGTAGCGGAGCAGTACCTGGCGGCGGATACGTCCTAGTCAGACTTGCGGCATTCCTGCAAGCCGTCGAAGGTGAGATCAAGTCTGGCCCGCGCAGACTAGCTGCCCAGATTCTCGGCGAAGCATTCCTTGAGCCGGTTCGTTTGCTCTATCAAAACTACGGCTACAACGAAGATGAGATCGAAAAACAACTCGCAGAATTGTTGCGCCGCGACAGCGAAACATTCGACATCTCGGAAGAGAAGTGGGTTCCGAAGCTTGAACTTCTAGATAGTTTACCCGCTGTGTCAGAAGCAATTCGCAACAGTATCTCAATTGCCTCGCTTCTCGGAACTCTTGGTGGTATCGTAGCATTCAAGCGAGACTATGAATCTGACAAGGAAGAAGAAAAGTACGTGCGCAGATTTGAAGCCGCAATTGGTGAGCGCGGAAGCACTCAACCGGAGCAATAATGGCTTGGTTCACCTTCGAGTGTCCTAAGCACGGTCAGTTCAGGCTTGGACTTGAAAAACGAGCCAAGGCTGTTCCGTGTTTTACTCATGGATGCATGCAGGTGTGCAGCAACGTCGTCAAGACAGGAAGTATCTCTGTGGTAGAAAGTTTGGACAATGGCGCTATGGCTCGTAAGGTCGAACGCCTCCACAACATCGAAGAGATTATGAACGACCGCGCCGACAAACACTCAAGTGAGAATGAAGAGTAATGGAAATCAGACTGGTCAGCCTCGAATTGGAAGCGTTCAAGAGTTTCAGGAAACGCGTCATATTCCAATTCCCGCAAGGCGATTCAGTCGTGATGATCACCGGCCACTGGAAGGGCAGCACTGTTTCTTCTGGCGCTGGCAAGACGTCCCTGCTCGAAGGCCTTGCATGGTGCTTCGACATTTCCGACTCATCAATGGATTCCCTCAAGCATTGGTACGGATCAAAGAAGCCTTACGCCAAAACTACACTGATGGCCGGTCCTGATAAAATCGAGATCATCCGTGACCCGAAACTTTCCCTCGTCATCAATGGCGAACCATGGAATAGCATGGTGAAGGGCGCTAAGGAAAAGCTCGAAGAAATTCTAGGTAAGAACAAGGATATGGTCAAGGCCATCACGTACCGTAAACAGCGCGTCCGTGGGAAGGTCGTCAATTCTACAAACTCCGAGCTTCAAGAATTCCTATCGAACCCGCTAGGTTTAAATGAAATCGAAACGGCTGCCGATACATTCACCACGTCCTCCAATCTTTTGATTGGTCAAATCGACTTACTCAAGCGCGACGTGGCCAATTACGAAATGACTCTGCCGATGAATATGGTTTCCGACGATGAAATGAATGCGGCGAACGAAGCGTTCGTGGCATCGTGCAAGGCTTACGAAGAGTCAGTCGCCAAGTTCAATGCGACCCGCGACTCCAAGAACGTGACTGATGCCCTATGGCAGGAAGTAACTTCTTGCAAGGCTGAGATCACCAAGATTCATGCACTGAATACGTCCATCCAAGGTCGAGTGCGAGACAATGCCTCTTACAAAAATTCGATCATTGCTTTGCAGGGCGAGCTGGAACGGCTCAGCAAAAACACATGCTACACTTGCCAACGCGAGTGGGATCAAAGTGCGGCGCTGCGCGAGGCCAAGTCCGCCGAAATGGACCGTTTAATAACTGCACTCGAAATAAATGTTGAGTACATTACGAACTCTGCTCCGCTCACGCAAGCACTCCCTATGTTTGAAGCCAAGCTGCAAGAGCTGAACAACAAGCTAGGCGAAGCATCCGCTCCCATTCAGATGGCTGAAGCGTCCATGCGCAACGCCGAACGCTCGATGTACAACGCCAAAACCAGCTTGCAAACCTTAGTGACCAAGCGCGAGAATTACGTTAAGCTTCTCGACAAGTACAGCAAGGTTAAAGACGACATGGCAGCTAAAGAGCGCCAGCTTGCAGTCGACCAAGGTACCGCCAAACTTCTTGGCCGCACCGGATTCTTGGGTTCCATTTTTGATGAAATCTTGTCCGACATCGAAGTCCGTACCAATGATATGCTGTCACACTTCCCAAACGCCAGTCATCTGACAGTGCAGATTTCGTCGAGCAAGGTCGTAAAAACCAAAGGCACCACCAAGAAAGAGATTTCAATCGGAATCTCCCGTAACGGCATGGACCTTTCAATGGACGATATCTCGGGCGGTCAACAGTCCGGCGTGGAGCTATGCTCTGATCTTGGAGCTGCCGAAGCCATCATCGCTCGCTCGGGCGGCGCACTCAAGTGGATCTGCCTAGATGAAGTTCTTGACGGGCTTGGCACAACCGAGAAGCAGGCTGTGGTCGCCATGATCAAGGAGCGTTTCAAAGGCCTCGTGCTTATGATCGAGCACTCTACGGAAATCAAGGAGTCGTTCGACAATGTTATCGACATCGAGTACGACGGCAAGGAATCCTATGTCACAGCTTTATAATTTCGAGTTTAAAGATTTCGTGCCCAAAGTTTTGTATGAAAAATACTTTGATGTGATGACCAAGAACGACACTGTGTACGTCTGCCTGATTCAGAATGAAAACCAAGTCGGCTCAGTGTACCTCGAAAGTCCCAAAGAAGGCGGCGAAGACATCGAAGGTGTCATCCGCGTGTTCTTCGACATAGATTCCCTGCGCAAGTATGGCCGGTCGGTTTCACTCACCGAGGGAATTCCCTTTGACTTTGTGCGTCGATGGGAAATGACATTTGGCCAGTTCGTCGATTACGTTTCCAAGATGGATGCCCGCTACAAACAGTCCGACCGTAAGGGCGTTCGGGCTGTGGCATCGGCAGTTCATGCAGAAAAATTCGTTGATTTAGATATTTTGTGGACCGCAGAACGGAATTTCATGTCATAACTGTGGTATTATTACTTCGTGCGTCCCATAAACACAGATACGGAGGTATCAAGTGGCTACAAAAGCAGTAGAAAGTCTCGTTAAGAATTTCAGCGATCAGCTGAACCAAACCAACACACAGTTGGAACAACTCAAAGGTCAAATCGAGTTGCTGACCAGCCGTCGTGAACAGCTGAAAGGTGCCATTTACGCACTTCAAGCCGTTAGCGAACAAGAGAAAGCCGACGAAGCTGCTGCAGCCGCGCCCGCTACTCCACCGACTGATGCTCCTGCTGTTTCGGCACCTGCATCCAGTGAAGCAGCTCCTGCTTCGGAAGCTTCGGCCCAGTAATGGGAAAGGGCAAGGGCCGTCGCAAAGGCCCGAAAACCCTTTATGACAAGGTAAAGGAAATTGATCCGTACTTTGTCCAAGAAGTCTATGTTGACACTGACGAGAAG